GCAACACTGTGAGGCGGAATGGCCTGTTGCGGCATCGGCGTCTTTTCCACTTTCGGAACCTTTGGCGATAGAAAACTCATGTCCTTTTCCTTTCTGTTAGCGGGCGGCCGAGAAAATTTAGGGGACCCCGAAATTCTTATGACTGCCCAGCGGCCCAATAACCGGGTCGGTGTCCGCCGGGGCCCAAGGGCCCCGGCGTCCCCCGTCGGTTAATTATTGGGGCCGGCTCGGTCCGTCAATGGCGAATTGTCTGCCCCAAAAATTTATCCCGACTAGCCGTCACGGGCCGGCGTCTTCTGCCGCCTCGATCCGGCCCCTTAACCGTAGATCCGCTCCCGTGTGAACGGATCATATTCGCCGATGGGGCCAGACTTGGCCCCCTCGATTTCTTGCGGGGTAGCAATCTGGTACTCGTAATGTGGGTAGGCGAAAGTGCAAGCGAGGGCGTCAGCCACGTTCGGGCTGGCCACGCCACGGCGACGCATTTCCTTCTTCGTCTCCAGCTGAATAGCCTCCTTCGCGTTCAGCGCGAAATTGGGGCCGACCAGCTCGTCGATCAGGGTGATGTTTTCTCCGGTGACGATGGAGGGGATGGAGCCTCTGGAGAGCCAACCCCGCATGGCCCCCCAAATTTCGGCCCGCTTGTTCGCGTACCGCGCCCCGTCATCAGGATTGACACCATCGGCGCCAGAGCCGAAGTCAACCTCGATTACCGGGATACGCAACATTCGGAGCCGGTCTACAACACCGCCCCCAACGCCACCGGAGTCCACCATCACGACAGAAGCCCCGTGACGGTGAAAGGCTGCCGCGATCTTCCCCGCAAACGACATGGTGTCGATGCTCGGGTAGATTTCGATTGGGCGCGATAGTGCGTCCCGACCGCATCGCGGATAGATTACTGAGGGGTCATCCCCGAAGCGACCCACATCGACTCCGAGAATGACCGCCCCGTTCTGCGGGAGCACTTCGCGCTCAACCGCTGAATTGGCCAGTTCAAATGGGATGAAGGACTCCGCATCGATGCGGGGGAACACGCCTCGGACGCGGACGCGGAAGAAGTCGTTGTCCTCGCCATAGTCGGCGAGCCATCTGGCGATCAGCTGCTTGTCCGTCAGCGTTACGTCGCGGGAGTCGATGGCGGCGCTGGACCACCGATGGGCGAACCGCCCGCCTGGAAAGCAATCACGGAACCGACCCTTGGATTTGGTAGGGTTCCCGAATACAGCCCAGATGATCTGCGTGTCGCGGTCGGTCAGGGCGCCCTCAGTCGTTTCCCAAATGACGTCGGGAATGGCTGAGGCCTCATCGAAGATCACGAGAATGCGTCGGCCCTGATTGTGCAGGCCTGCGAACGCTTCAGTATTGCGCTCCGACCACGGCACCATGTCGATGCGCCAGGTCCGTTCATGCTCGGGGTCCGACGAGAAGATGGCCGTAGCCGTCATCTTGAACAGCTCGCGGGCCAGAAACAGCCGGTACCATTTTGCCAGCTCGGCCCATGTCTTGGTCTTCAGCTGCGTTTCCGTGTTCGCGGTGACGACGCCCTTGGTGTCGGGAAAGGTGCTGATCGCCCACAGGATGATCCAGGAGACAAGTGCGGACTTGCCAATGCCATGGCCTGACGTACGAGCGAGCTGGATCGCTTGCGACATATCGATCACGCCCGCGCCCAATTTGCGCAGCAAATCTTCCTGCCACTTCTCGGGCCCGACCTGGCCGGCCAGTTCACCTTCGCCCCACTCGAATGCCCACAGCACGAAGCCGTAGGGATCGTTTGTATATTCGGCAAGGGCCTCGATAAGAAGATCGTTCATCTGCGCCCCCTGCGGATACGGGACAATACGTCCTCGGAAGCGGCCGCATTGTCATTTGCTGCGGTACCCGCCAGCAAAGAGCTGGTGAGAATAAAAAGGTCGCCGGTGGCTGTCGCGTCAATAGCGCCAGAGGCCGAACCGGCGACCAAGGACAGGGCCATTGGCAGGATGGCTCCGCCCACTGTCGACCCCGCTTCAACATCGCCAGCAAGAAACGATGAAGTGGTGGTCAACAGATCACCTTCGGCAGTCGCACCACTTTCCGCAGTGCCGCCGATGATGGAGAACGAAAAGGGAACGGTCTGGCCGGCCACTTCGGAGTCAGCCGTTGCCCCTCCGGAAAGGACCGAAAGGGTCTGGGTCACGAGGTCCGCGCTGGTAGCGGCATTCGCTGCCCACGCGCCCGCGATCAGGGAAAGGGTCTCAACCACGGTCGCCCCATTCGCGAACTGTTCGGCACTCGCGACCCCTGCGGTGAGGGACAGGGTGACGGTGAGGGTAGCGGCCCCGGCCGAGGATGCGGCGCTTGCGGCCCCGGCCACTACCGATAGTGTTTCGGTAACGGTCCCGCCATTCCCGGTCGCGTCGGTCCCGCCGGGCTCCTTGATTTCCAGCCCGAAGATAATTGACACTGTGTTAGTTGAAGTGCAGCCAAGAGTGGTGCCGGGCGAGGACAGATCATATTGAGCATGAATGCGCATGGTGGAGTTCATGGACAGGTCGAACAACTCGGTGTACCCGGACTGTGGGGTTACGAGGTTCGTAGCGTTCAACATCGCAAGGGAGAAACCTGCGGATGCGGCGTCCATGGCGGCGAGGGTAACGGACGGGTCTCCGGTCGCATGAGTGGCAGTTGCCCGATTGCTGAAATTAGTACCGGCCCCGGTTAGTTCGATCACGCTGAGCATGGTCGTAGTCGCGTCGGTAATAGTCCCGGTCACGGTCATGGACGCGCCAGTCACGATCTCCTGGTAGAACAACCGAGCACGAATGCGTGGGTTTGCGCCCGGATCGTAGCTCACGTCATCCAGTTCGGTCCAGGTTCCGCCGAGGCTATCCGAGATAGTGGGCTGTACCGACACTACATTGGACCTGCGGCCCCCGACCATGGCGAGCAGGATTGATCCATTAGCCGGCGTGAACGAAGCTGTCGTCACCGTCGTAGTGGATGCGGTAGTGCTGAGATTGGTCGGAGTACCAATGGCCATCAGTTTTGTTTCCGAAGTGTGCTCGCGGTGAGGGTAAAGGTGCCAGCCGTCGTGGACACGTCGGCTCCGAAGTCGATCAGGGCCACCAGCTCGTCGGCCGTATCGGCCCCGCCCCGGCTCTTATAATATACGGCGTACCGAGCGGTGATGGTGGAAGTGGCCCATGAGGCGCCGCCGAGAGTGATGTCCACCCTGTCGTTCGCCGTGTCCACCGCCGCAACACTGACCGTTGCGGCCGCGCCACCAGCCGTATAGCCGGTGCCCGACACTTCGTTTGCGGTCAGGCTTGAGCGTTTCGAGTGCGCATCTTTGTCCGGCGTGTACGCGCTGGTCAGCAGCATGACCTTGAACGTGTCGGTATCGTAGTCGATAGACCCGACGGCCTCGTCGCGCACGGCCGAATTGTAAATGAGACTGGCCATGGATCAGATCCCCGCTACTTTGGCGCGGATGGAGTCGAGGGTCGCTTCGGCGTCCTCGATCTTCTTTTCCAGCACAGCAAGGGTTGCGGTGAAGTCGGCCAGGGCCTTGGTCTTTTCTTCAATGGCCGTGTCGAGCTTGGCGATAGCGGCGGCCTTTTCCTTGGCCACCTTGTCCGCCTGCGCGAGCGCGTCGTTCCGAGCCGCTGTGATGATGGCGGCGCCCTCGGTCTTGGCCCCGGCGATGATGTCGGCACCGGCCTTGCGCTCTTTCGCGACTGAGGCACGGATGGCGGCGAGTTCCTCTTCGGCCTCTTTCATTGCGCCCTCGATCATCGTCAGCCGTTTGGCCGCCGTTGCGTGCTGCGCCTCGAGGTTCGGAATGTTGGTGGCGAGACTGTCAGCCTTGATCACGGCCTCGGCGAAGGCGGAGATGGCGGCGAACTGCCGGAGCGCATCACGGGCGGCATTGGCCATGTTGGTAAGGTCGGACATCAGACGGTCCTCCGGGTCATAAGGATAACAGTGACGGTGGCGGCGGTGGAGCCCGACAGGACCGGTCGGTACTGAAGGCAGTTTTCACTGACGCCCTCGAGGCCGCCAGCGGTGAATGCCAGGTTCCCGCCGTCGGGAGCGTGCAAGGTCCCCCAATCCGTCGGGGTACCGATTTCGTTCGAGCCCTGGAGCGTGACCGTGCCGGAGCCGAAGGTGCCGAAAACGTGGATGCTCTTGTCCGCGTCGGAAGGAATGACCACGGCATCGCCGGTATCGTCTGCCGTGGTCAAGGTCCAAGTGTACAGGCTCACGAGCCCGTACTGCTCATTCTTCAATGATGTTGCCATTTGCGATGTCCTCGATGGGTTTCAAGTCGATGGTACGGGCTGCAATGCGCTTACGGGCTTCTTCCAGCTTCGCGGCGATCCCGACATTCACGTTCACCTGCTGAGTGGATGAGGGGCCGTGGCCGGTCCGATCCGCGCCCATCTTGGTGATCTCGATGAGCTGGCCGATGGAGACCTCTTCCGGGGTCTCTTCGAGCCGAGCGGAGAGGACATCGGCGGCGTCCACGGCGAGACCGGCAAGGCGCTGGTGCAAGTCCGAGTACGTCCGGTCCACGTCGGCCCGATAGAACTGGATGAGTTCGCCGAAGGTCGGGTCGTCCAGCAGGATGCTGATCCGGCTCACGTCGTATCCGGTGATGAACGCGGCATCGGTCTTCGACATACCTGCAGCCAAGTTGCGGGCCAGCGCATGGTGCCGTTCCGAGATCCGCTTGAGCGGCGGGGCTTTGGTCCCCCTCGGTTCCGTCACAAGCGCCTCCAGGTCCGCCGGCTCCAGTTCGCGCACGACCACGCCGGCCACCGGGCTTGCCGCCCGACCGCGAGTCCGCACTTCAAAGATGTCGCCCAACAGGTCCATAAGGTCCGTCCACTTTCGCGGGCCATCGGCGGCCCCATTCCGAGGACCTTACCACGCGCAGGGGCTCTGGTCAAGATATGGCTGAGAGCCATATGGGGGTCAGGTACGCAAAATTTGCGAGGGTGCTGGGGGGCGCGCGCACGGGAGGGTACCGGCGAAAGGGGGGGTGGCCGGTGCGGCAGGTTTGCCCGTCTCGATGGGGGGTATGGGGCATGGGTCTCGCGGGCGTGTGGCCACGGGATGAGGCGCGGGAACAATGCGAATTATTTTTGATTATCGTGCATTTTGTTATTGACTCGGGATATGGTTGTGGTATGGTTCATCCATCGGAAGCGAATGGTTCGCCCGACATAACGGAGTAAGGAACATGGCAAAGGAACAAGAGTTGACCTCGGTCAAGTGTGACGTGACGTTTGCGAGGCGTAACGGTACGGTACTTGGCACATTGCCCGCAGA